TCACAGCTGTTGTAAATGTTGAATCATTAACACTTGCCCACGTTATACCATCAATAGCTGCAGCTTTAATTATTCCGGCAACTGCATGATCTTTAGCTGTAACCAACCCGATTTGTACATTACTGATAGTTATATTATTAATTTGTGATTTTAATACTGTTGCAATTTCAAATGAATTTACAATACCTCTAATTCCCGGTCGTGTATAATTTTCATACAATCCGGCAAAATAATTTATTATAACATTTTTAATATCAGTTGCTAAATCACTTGAACCGTTTAAATCATTTGTTACATCAACGATTATTACAAAATCACTCTCTGTTGGTATTTGATATTTTACTGTGTTTTGTGTGCCATAGGTCGCATCTTGAACAACAACCGTTGTATTACCTGCCCATCCTGCACCTGCTGATTTTACAGAATACAAAGCATAAGCAACGTCATAAGAATTGCCGCCCTCTACACAAACATAAATACTATGTCCCGGAATTGTGACATCGTCTAAAATCATATTTGTATTATATGGATTGTCCATAGCATAAGAAGCTATTACATTTTCAACCTTGCTAACAGCTGATTGATAGTTACCAAATAATGCCGTGCCTGTAAAAATAGCCTGCAAAACTCTTGTGCGATATAAAGTGTCTGATTCTTCAGTTGAACCCAATGTAGCTGCCGCAGTATTTGTGATTGTTTCCCAACCGTCAACGCCCAAAGTTCCTGAAGCAACAATTGTACTTAATTGTCCTATACCTAATGATATTGCGCCCGTTTGAGAACAAATAAATAAACCTGTCGCAGAACCCGTTGAACCTATAACAATATCACTTTCAGCAGTCCATAAAATACCGTTTGCATCTTGTGCCTGTGAGCCTTCCGGTATAACGGTGTCAATAACACCTGTAACCGTTGCCACAACTTGTGATGATGTTGCGCCTTTTCTTGACAAACCAAAATTTGCACCCCAAGCATCCAAAGCCGGTCCTGCAGCCATTGATATATTTACTAAAATATTTGCCAAAGAAGCATTAAAACTTATTGTATTAATGCGCGCGGTGGTTTCAACGTCTATTAAACGACCTTGTGGTGTACTTTCTTCTAATGACAAATCGTTACCCAAAGCCGCTTGATATTCAGCCTGTACTGTTGCTTGTATATCAGCCGTATCGGGTATTACAACGCCATTGTTATTATATATGTAATTTCCTTGTTCATAATTAGCCATTTAAACTAACCTCGCCAAATTCTGTTTGTACTTCTACTTGATATTTATAAACATTATTAATTATATCGGCATTATAACTTTCTATACGTTCCACGCCGTTCGTTTGTTCTAATTGGGTAAGTAATTGGTTTTGGTATAAATCTATATAAACAGGTGAGGCAAAAATAGTATTAAAGAAATCTATACCCTTTGTAGCGTTATATAAAAGCTCACCAATGTTTGTTTGTGATTTATTAACTAAAATATCACCCATCGCATTAAGGTCAGATTTTACAACCAAATTACCGGATGAATCCAAATAAATATCATTATTAGAATTAATAGCTATTGTTTTCATTGTGGTGCTCCCGTTTTACCTGAGCCTGTTTGTACACCGCCATGAACGTGGGTGCTTAATTGAATACCATTACCTGTAATTTCACCTACTGCTGTTATTGTTGATGATGTAGCCACCGTTCCATTAACTGTTAAATTACCATTCAACGTTATGTTTGCAGATGTTATAGTGGTTTGACCGTCTTTTATACTTATTTTTGTTAAACCATCTGTTGATGTTAATAAAACAGCATTTTCATCATCAGTCGTATATGTAAAACCGTTTATATAATTAGGTACAAAAAAACTATCTTTGTATTTGTGCTTTTCGTAGGTTGCAGGTGCAAACATTTTTAATGTCTGCTTAAAAATACTTATATTTCTATCAGCAGCGCATATCCACCCAATATCACCTTCTTTTATCGGAAAAGATAAAACGTACCCGCCACCGTACAACATTAAAGCAGGAATATCATTTAACACCTTGCGCGATATTTTACCACCTTCAGATGTTATGGATTGATTTAATATTTGAACCTCTGCTCTGTTTTTTTGCCTGTCATAAGAAACAATTTGTGCAGGTGCTATTTTTTCTATTCTACCCGCGAACTTATCAAATAAAAAGTCTTGCTGTCCGCTTTCGCTATTAATATCAGCAGGGTTATATGAAGGTATTACCGAATTAAACATTATAAAACCCCGCTTGTTTTAGCATATATATTACAGTAAAAATTTTGCTCACGATTGGCAAAATCAAAATCTAAATCATAAACTTGATAAAAACCATTAATTGTAGGAAGTTTAACACTTTCTACCTTTATCCATTTTGAAAGATTAAGCGAAGCATCTAAAAGACATTTAACCTTAACCCCATATTGATCGGGTTCAGGTAAACCTATCATCCCTGAGTCTTTAGAAATAAGCTTAACTCCTTTGTCAGATGTTGGTTTATTGGCAACCTTATCAATGACTCTTAAAACACCGTTATCTTCATACATTGTTACGTCATCAAGCTTATTAAATTGCTTAATCAAACCTGTTTTTGAACCTGTATGTTGGAATTGATCAAAAGTTTTTTGGCTACTTGCTTGCCATTCAAAATTTAAACCAAGTTCTTTAGCAATACCCTGCGCTAAATCTTTTGATGTAACGTTTGTAACCCCAAAACTTAAAGGCGTTCTATTTGCGTAAAATAAGCTTTTTGCTTTTATATTCAACCAAGTGTCAGGCATATCCGATGGGATAGCTTCCTCAATATCACCTGAAAATATTTGTCCCCATCCTGTTTCGGAATATCCCGCATAAATCCTTATCAACTTTTTAGTTGTCGGTTTCATGTAAGGACTTGAATAAGTTGTTAAAAACTCAATATCTTCTTGTGGTAAATTTGCTATTGATACTTGAGCTTCTGCCTGTGTGCTTCCGCCCTTTCGTGATACTTTGCCCTTTATAGCAAGCCCGTCAATGCGTTTAAGCATTCTTTTATTGTTTTCAGGGTTTATAGTTTCTATTTCAACAAATAAAACTCTATTATTATCCATTTGTTAATTCCGAAATAGTATCACTCGTTACAAAATACAAATTACAAGTATTATTAAAATTACTGTATTCAGGGTAATTATTGCCCTCTGTTTCAAATATAAAATTGCCGCCGATTTTATCCACCAAATATTGATACGGTATTATTGCCTGATTAGGTAAACAAATAAAAGGCTGCCCAATAACACTATCATTTATTGATATTGTCATTAATAATGCGCCCTGTACTGTAGTCTGCAATAGAATATTTAACGTATTTTCAATTTCGTCAATATTTAAGTCAAACTCTTGGTTTGGGTAGTTATTATTTAAGTTAATTTGATATGTTGTCATTATGTCCTGCCACCTTTAAATAAGCTTGCTAACCAACTTTTCTTTTTAGGTTCAGCCTGTTTAATGCCGGAATTAACTCTTGATGATGTTGCTTTATTTGCCACTTTTTTGGGTGGCATAGCAATATACATCGGTTCAACTTCCGGTGCTTCTCTAAAAGTTATTGAATATAACGTTTTATCTAAAATAGAGCTTGTTATTTCTTTTGGTTTTGATTTTATAATAACATTTTCAATAATCTTGTTTTCTGCTCGCATTGTCATTTTTGTGCCTGACAAATAAAGCTGTTCAAGGTTACGCAACGTTACATCATCGTCATTGGAAATATAAGCCTGTATTGTAGCTTGCTGAGGCTCTAATATCATGTGGTCAACGATAACATCCCCTGTTTCTAAAGGATGTTCAAAAATTTTCGATTGATCCTCAACGGCAACGCGCATAATTTCTAAGTTTGGTAAAGCTTCAACTATATTGTCATCTTCATTAACCCAAAGTTGAAACTTTTTAGCCTCACCCTCTGTATTAGACATTAACAATATTAAATTTGTTGCCTGCATCAAAGCAGTTGATAATTTTGCCATTATGCCACCAAACCGTCATCTGATTCGCTAATTGTTTGAATACTTTTAGCAACTTCCGCACCATCTTTTGCTTGAGTATTAACCGTAATTGAGCCAATATTTGTTGTTTTATTATTAGATTTTGTGTTTGCCACATTAGAATTGTAATTTTGTACAGCTCCCGCAGGAACAGAGTTTACAGGATTATTATTTGCTTTGCCTATTTGTTCCTTAGCAACGTTGACCATAGTCATTGTTCCCGTTATAGGATTTGACAAACCAATAAGTTTTTTAATAGGATCAGGCAACGCATCCCATAAACCTTTAATAGCATCCATAAATCCGGTTACTTTTGCTTTTAACCAATCAAAGACTTTTGCGCCCGTTTCCCACAAACCACTTAATGCACTTTCACCGCCGTGTAACCAAGTTATAAAATCTTGAATTACGGCAATAATAGCAACTATTACAGCCGAAATGCCCAAAATCCATAAAACAATTGGATTTGCCATTAAAAAGTTTAAAGCAAGACTTATCCCTTTTATAGCTGCAATAACAAGCCCTGCACCTGCTGATATAGCCACAAATAAGCCCACTATTTTAACCGCTCCTTCATGTTCGGCTACCCAATCAGTTAAGCCACGCATGAATTTTCCAATGGTAGTTAATGCAGGTAAAAGCATTCGTGCAATAGTTGCTTGAATACTTTTTATACCCATTTGTATATCAGATTGAACTTGTCTAAAATCACGCATACGCTCAATATCTTCTTTAGTATAAAGCCGATATTTTGAGGTACGTTTAAGTTCTTCCCGATATTTTTGTACACCTTCAATTAATAACCGTGTTGTACCTTCGTCAAGACCTAAAGCTTCCGCCATATTATATTTTTCTGCATCAGTTTTTAGGGTTTCCATTTTTGCAGCTATATTTTCTAAGGTTTGTTCAGGCGTTTCGCCTACCTTTATACCCGCATTGACAATTTTCTGTTTTGTTTCGGTAGTCTGTATATTTTGAATCGTGCTTGCCGTGCTTTCAGTATCGCCACCAAAACGAGAAGCGGCGTTACTTAATCTTTGTAAGCTTTCAACAGCTACATCTGCTTTTTGCGCCAAATATCCTATTTGCTCCGCTTCTTTATACATATCTAAAGAACGCTTAACAGTTGCGCCAACAACAGCTAAAGCAGCCACCGCCTTTGTTATTTTCATAAAGTTTTGGCGCACTTTATTGAGTTTATTCTCTGTTTTGCCTTCCATCGTTTTGATTTCATCAGAGAATTTTTTTACATTTTGGCGCGCTTCTTCTAATTGTTTTGATACAGCTTTAAAGGTATCTGAGTCCTTGCCACCTATTTTGTCAAGATTTTCAAGTTCTTTTTCAAGAGCTTTAACATCACCCTCTGCCTTGTCTAAATCAGAACGTGTTTTTTTTAAATTATTATCAAAATCTTTTAAACCGTTTGAATCAAACCCAATAGAAAAAATGTCAAGAACATTTGCCATTATCTTTTATCCTTTGTTAAAGCATTAGAAATAAGCTGCTCATTGTATTTTGTAACAATATCAGCTTCATACATATTAAGAGCATCTTCTAATGTATAAACCGTTCTTAATTCGTTTAACGTTGCCCTTCCGCTGACAATAATTTGTCCAATAAATCCGTCAATATTCCTGAAACTCTCGACTCTGCACGGGAGAGTAAGCCGTTCAATAAAGTCAAGAGTTTCTCTGTGTCGAAAAAACCGTAATTGTATTCAATTACCTCCTTTTCTAACAGAAGCAACGTTTCAAAATCAGGTAAATTGTTGTCAATTACATCTTTTGAAATCAGCTTTACATGTCTGCCATCATCATAAATACGCTCACAAAACGACAACATCTTAACGTACATATCCTCTGCCTGCGTAAAATTTCCCATTATGGGAATAAGTCCCGGAGGCAACTTGAACGCAACCTCTTGGGCAACTGTGCAAGGCATTTGAGATATTATAAATTTGCACCCCTTTATCTCTACTTCTTTTGGTTTGAGTAAACCCACCGCAGACGGTATAGTGTCTGCGATAGGTTTTTCATTATAATTTTTCCGCAAATTAAAATTTTGGAATACCATATTGTCCTCTCTTTACTCTCTCTTAAACTACACTTTCAAAAGTCATTGTATAAACTTTTGATTTAATACGACCGTCTAAGCCGTATTGATTACCTGCCGGACCTTCTTCTAACCAACCATTTTTGTATGTTGTAGGAACACCCGTAACAGGATTTGTTATAACAAGTTGTATAATATCTTTTGCTACAATCTTGTTTGGTGCAGGCTGATTAGCTGCATATAGTCTATCCATTAAAGCAGCATCTTCTGTGTTAGGTATAATCGGGATTGTTACCGTTACACCATTTACTGTTTTCCATACAATCAAATGTCCGTTTACACCGCTTGCATGAGAACCAATAGCAGTTGTGCCGGATATTCCCAAATCGCCGTCTTCAGGAAAAGCAGTTAATGTGATACCGTTTGGATAGGTTTGAGAAGCCACTAAGCGTGCGCTAACTCCAATAGTTGATGAATCTGCTACCATTTTTTATATCCTTTCATTATATTAATATATTTGTGCCTTCAACTTTTCTGATTACGTTGTTTTTAACATATATCAAAGTGTATTCTGCAACATGTATTTGTGAATTGCCCTGTGCTTCTACTGTTAAATCAACGTAGAATTTATAACCGTTATTTTGAATATCAAGCCAAGCATTCTCATCACCTGTTAACTGTGTAATATATGCTTTTTGGTTGTTATCCAAAACTGCACCATTAGCAAATACATGATTATTTAATGCTAAGCTTGCATTTGTTTCTAAAATACCCGTAATGATTGCTTTACCATCGCGATCAGCAGATATAAAATCAAGAGCTAAAAACGCATTTAATACATCTGTTGCAATATGATCTTTTAACCAAGCTTCATTATCAAATATTGCAGAGTCTACACCGTTTGCATTGAAACCGTTTTGATAAAATGCAATTGTTTTGCCTGATTTTTGAGTCTGACCATTATAGTTTACGCACAAATTATCGAGTGTTTGATATAATGTGCCGTCGCCGTCAAGACCAACTGAAACAGCCTGTTGTGGAAATTCTTGATACATATAATTTTTAACACCGTTTGGTGCATTATAATTAGTTGTTGCAGGCAATATAGCTGACATTATCCAAGCCGGATTTAAACCCGAAACACCATAATTTATATTATAATGAGCTGTCAAACCTTCATATTGTGCAGCTGTTGCGATACCTGCCGCATAGTTACCTGATGATAAGTCAAAACAAAATCTGTAATTGTAATTTTGTTCTTGTACCCAAGCACCGATTGCATCAAGGTTCGAATAAGCATCAGATGCGCTCAAGAAACCAAATGTTAAGAAATTAGTTGACAAATTGATAGATTTATTCAAAATATCTGTTGCGGTTTGTGCATCCGTACCTTCAGATAATACAGGCGCACCTGCTAAATCCCAACCAATAAGGCTTGACAAATCTGTACCACTTGCAGCTTCACCTGCATAATTAATAGCATTTGCACCCGTTGCGCCACCTGTTAATTGGAATGAATTATTTGTTGCATTATATACAACTGTTGCAGCAGTCCATAATGTACCGCCTTCTGTATTGCCTCTTATGGCAGTTTGTAACGCAGTTGCTACGTCGCTGTAAGATGTTGCACTTGATAAATCAACACCCGATATTGTGTAAGCTGTGCTTCCTAAATTAACAACCATTGAACCTGCTGTTACAGCCTTTAAAACATCAAGAGAAGCAAGTTTTTTGGTTGAATAAATATAAGGTGCTAAAGCTTCAAAAGAATAACGCATAAATGAAATTTTTGCGGGTTTTTGAGCTCTTTTTGATACCCACCCAAAATATTCTGATGCGAACTTTGCCTCAGCTGATGAAGAACCGGAAAAATCTGCTACATCGCTTGATTGTGAAAATTCATAAACAGTATTCGCACCAAATAACGGATTTGTTGTAAATACTCTTGCAATAAGTTCTTTATATGGTGCTTCTGCTGTTTTAGCAGCTGCAGAAGTTATTGCAACATACTTTAATTGAGGAATTGACATACTTTTTACTCCTATATTCTGTACTTGTCTTTGTTAATAACCTTTGCAATATGGTCAACTTGCGCATCCCATTCGTCTGTATATAAAAATGTGCAATCAAAGAATGGTAAAAATTGCACGTTTTCATCATCATTATCAAAATTTTGTTGCTTTATATCGGTTGCTCTGTATTGTGCATAACCCGATAAAGCCAAACTTTCTATGCAGGCATAAGATTGCAAATAATTTTTTAATATTTCTAACACATCAATGCTATCAAAAGTTGCAACCGTTTCACCGCTTGTATTACGCATTGTTGCCGAAAATCTTATTTGTATTTCTTGTTTTGCTTTGTATTTTCTGTAATATGTTGTTTGTTCGTTTTTAACAACTTTGTATAATTCTCGATATTGAGAACCTAATTGTCTTTTATTAATAATCGAAACCAAAACGCACGGCTTTAAATCAACCGTTTTAATAGTTTGATATAACCGTTTTACAACCCATCCTTCAATATTGAAAGCGGTTAATGCGGTGTTAACCAAAGCTATAAAATCTTTAAATATTTGATTTTTAGTTTTGTATTTATTAATTGCCGCCATTTATCTATCTCGTTTAATTTCTACCATGATAAATTTTGTAAAACCGTTCGTTTCGTACCAATTTTGGTTTTCTATAATATCCCAAGTCTTGCCGTCATAAAGCACCTGACCTGTTACATCTTTTTCTGCAAGTGATTTTACCAATTGAGGACAATAAACCAACTTATAATTTTTATTAAGGTCTAAGCCTAATTGCTCATATAATTTGTTAGAAACAGCCTGAACAGAACCCGTATACGTTGCCTGAAACGATGTAACAGGAACTTCGTAACCTAAATCATCTATTTCTACTTCTGTTTGGTCATCATACTCAATATATGTAAATTGTTTATTACAGCCTAATATTGATGTGGCTGCCATAGCGATTGGCAATAAATTTAATGTCATTGTTTGCGTTCCGCCTTATATTGAACCGTTGCAAGCATCATACCCGTACTATTTAACGGTTTAGTGGATTTGTTAACAGATTTCGATTGATAAGACATATCACGCATTTCTACCGTCATACCTGACAGCTTTGGCGAGTTTATAGCCTTAATTTCATCCTGTATAACACCCTGCAACCATAAGCCCATTCTATTTAAAGCTTTTTCCATTGTTTGTTTGCCGGAAAAAACCCTTAATAGTTCCTGTAAAATTATTTGCTTGCCTTCTTCCCCTTCAACGCGTTTTTTTGCGTTATCCATAAACGGTCGAGGTGGTATTATAAACTCGGTTTTGTCGTTTCTTAAATGAATGCCGATAAAATGCAAGTATTTTTTAAAATTATCCGCAACCCTTATATGTGCGCCATAGTTTTGAATAGCTGCAACATAAGCAATCGGTGTATTGCTATCATAACGACTATTCTCAAACCATCCGGCTTGCACTTGAAAATCATCAAGCTCGTTTATTAAATGATCCCAAAGCTTTTGGTTTGACTTACGCGCCATATAATTCGTATTCTCTAAAAAGTTCTTTATCGCAAGGTGCGGTTATATCTATTCCGCGCCCACGCGCAAAAAATATTAATTCTCTTACGTTTTGCCGTTCAAAATTACGCCGTTCATGATCAAATATAAACTTCATACCATATAATTCTATGGTTTTATAACCCTGTAACAC